GACTATCTTAGAGAATCAACAGATGTCTATTAAGATTCTTATGAACTCTTTGTATGGTGCTCTAGGTAATAAGCATTTCCGTTACTTTAATAATCACGTTGCAGAAGCTATTACTACTTCAGGTCAGCTATCTATTCGCTGGGCCGAAGAAGCTATCAATAAAGAGATGAATACTGCTCTTGATACTCTCGGTAAAGACTATGTGATTGCTATCGATACTGACTCTTTGTATGTTAATATGGATAAGCTAGTTAAGAAGTTTAATCCTAAAGATCCAGTACAGTTCTTAGATAAGATATGTCGTGAACATTTCGAAAAGGTACTTGAGAAGTCATACTCTGTACTTGCCAAGAAGATGAACGTTATGGAAAACCGTATGGAGATGGCTCGAGAAGTTATAGCTAATCGAGGTGTATGGATTGCTAAGAAGCGATATATCCTAAACGTTCATAATAACGAAGGTGTGCAGTATGCCGAACCTAAGATGAAGATGATGGGCGTAGATGCTGTACGCTCTTCTACTCCTCAAGTCTGTCGGGATAAGTTCAAGAAGATATTTAAAGTTATTATTGACGAAGGTGAGACTGCTACTCAAAGGTTTATCGCTGACTTCAAGAAGGAATGGAAGCAGCTTCCTCCAGAGTCTGTATCGTTTCCTAGAGGCTGTAATATAGTTAAGAATGGTATTACTTGGGCTGATCCTAAGACTATTTATCGCAAAGCTTGTCCTATTCACGTAAGAGGTGCGTTGCTGTATAATCATTATGTTAAGGAGAAAGGTTTAGATAAGAAGTATGAGCTAGTAAATAATGGTGAGAAGATTAAGTTCTGCTATCTTAAGACTCCTAATCCTATAAAGGAGAATGTTATTGGGTATACTAACGATCTTCCTAAAGAGCTTGACTTGCATCGGTTTATCGACTATAATAAGCAGTATGAAAAGGCTTTTGTTGAACCTATCAAGCATCTACTTGACGCGCTTGAGTGGGAAGTAGAACCTACCGCAACGTTAGAGGACTTCTTTGGCTAATGTATAGTATGACAATCTTTAAGTCTCCGAGATGGTGGGATAAAGAGAATAGATTTGTATATGATAACAAGACTCATCGTCGTATGGACTTTGGGTCTTGGCCTGCGTTTACGAACTTCCTATATAAATTATCAGAAAGGGAACTTAATGGTAAGCAAGATGCTGAACTTATTACGCCAGCTGTATTTAAACCTAATACTACTAGGGGTAACGCGAATGTATTGGCTTGGGTTGGCTGGGCTGCTGTTGATGTTGACGATATTGCGTTTGATGGAGTACTAGAAGATGAGTTACGTACTCGTTTCGGTGATTATGATTACGTGTGTTACTCTACTGCTAGCAGCAGTGATTCTTTACCGAAGTTCCGATTGGTATTCAACATTGGAGCTGAAATTGAGCAATCTCGAATCAAGCATTTCTGGTACGCCCTTAACAAGGAGCTTGAGGAAATTGGAGATCCGCAGACTAAAGACCTCGCTCGCATGTATTACATCCCTGCAACTTACAGTAGTGCTAACAACTTTATCTTCCATAATAACGGTCAGCCTTTGGATGTTAACTATCTCTTAGCTCGTTGGCCTTATGATGAGCGTAAAGAGTCTAAGAACTTTATGGATCGATTACCAGATGCATGGCGTGAGCAGATTATAGAGTACCGTAAAGGTAAACTAGATAATACTTCATATGTGTGGTCTAATTATCGCGATTGTCCTTTCGTCAATAAAAAGCTTCTTAAGGAATATATCAGTATGTCGTTTACTGATGGTACAGGTCGCTATAGAATGATCTATAAGCTTATGATCTCTATTGCTGCTAATGCTATTGAGAAACAATACCCTATCACGTCTAGTCAGATAGTTGAGTTGATAAGACAGATTGATAGAGAGACAGCTAACCTTTATGAAAAAAGGCCGCTCGATCTAGAGGCTAATAATGCATTAGAGTATGCTTATAAACATGGAGTCATACAATGAGAACAATAGGGTTTACAGCTTCTACTTTTGATTTATTACATGCTGGTCATATTGCTATGTTACGAGAAGCTAAAGAGCAATGTGATTATCTAGTATGTGGATTGCAGGTTGATCCATCTTATGATAGGCCTGAAAAGAATGCACCAGTTCAAACATTAGTTGAACGCTGGACACAGCTGCAAGGTGTTAAGTATGTAGATGAAATCATACCTTATCAGACCGAAACAGACCTAGAAGATATTCTTAAACTATTCAATTTTGATATCCGTATTATTGGAGAAGAGTATAAGGATGGTAAGTTTACTGGACGAGCTACTTGTGCAGCAAGAGGTATTGAGATATACTTTAACAAACGAGATCATAGATTCTCAACAACTGATTTAAGGACAAGAGTAAAAGATGCCTAAGATATTAATTATTGGACACGGCTTTGTAGGTAAAGCTATTGATTATGGGTTTAGTCATCAAGATGTAGTAAAAGAAATAGTAGATCCAAAATATGGAACAGATATTGCTGGTATTGACTTTAGTAGTTTCGATTTTATTTTTGTCTGTGTTCCAACCCCAATGGGTGACAGCGGTGGTGTTAATGCATCTATTGTTGGTAAAGTTTTACAACGACTAAAGCAAGTTAAGACTACTCCTATTATAATTAAATCAACTATCCCTCCTGATATTATTATGGTCTGGAAGGATAGGAAGAATGTAATATATAACCCAGAGTTTCTTACAGAGAAGTCAGCTAACGAGCAGTTTATTGATCCTCAATTTCACATCTTAGGTGGTGATAGAGAGTATACAAACAAAGTAGAACATCTTTTTGAAAAGTATAGTCTCTGTAATCCTTGTCCTGTTTTACATATGACAGCAGAAGAGGCTAGCTTTGTAAAGTATACAATCAATAGCTTTCTTGCCACTAAGGTTACATTCTTTAATCAGCTGTACGATGCAGTAGGAGATACAAATGCCAATTTCGCAACAATTATTAAGGCTATTGGTATGGATAGCCGTATTGGTTCTAGCCATACACGTGTCCCAGGATTTGATGGTAAACAGGGGTATGGAGGAGCTTGCTTCCCTAAAGATGTATCAGCTTTTATAAACTATAATAAACAGTTGACTTTATTAAAGGAGGTATCTATAATTAACAATAGTTATAGACAACAATACGAAATGGATGAAAGAGAGAAAGAACAACATGTCAATTATGGACAAGCTAAAGAAGAACTCGAAGATAAAGACTACGGACATCCTGTCTGAATCTAAGTTCTTTACAGAAAAAGATATGACGCCTACTGATGTGCCTATGGTTAATGTAGCGTTATCAGGTTCAGTAGATGGAGGAGTAACTCCTGGATTAACAGTCCTAGCTGGACCTTCTAAGCATTTTAAAACTTCATTTGCATTACTAATGGCTGGTGCTTATCTAAAGCGTCATCCAGAAGCGGTTATGCTCTTCTACGATTCAGAGTTCGGATCTCCTCAATCATACTTTGAGCAATTCGGTATTGATACTTCTCGTATCTTACATACTCCTATTGCAAACGTAGAAGAGCTTAAGTTTGACTTGATCTCTCAGCTTGAGAATATCGAGCGAGATGATCATGTCATTATTGTTATTGATTCTATTGGTAACCTTGCTTCTAAGAAAGAGCTAGAGGATGCTAAGAATGAGAAGTCAGTAGCAGATATGTCACGTGCAAAGGCTCTTAAGGGTCTATTCCGTATGTGTACTCCTTATCTCACTATGCGTAATATTCCTATGATTGCTGTTAACCATACCTATCAAGAGATTGGATTGTTTCCTAAAGCTATTGTAGGTGGAGGTACTGGTATCTACTATAGTGCAGATAATATCTGGATCTTAGGTCGTCAGCAAGATAAAAAAGGTACAGAGATTCAAGGTTATCATTTCGTAATTAATGTGGAGAAAAGTCGTTATGTTAAAGAGAAGTCAAAGATTCCTATTACAGTGTCTTGGGATGGCGGTGTCCGTAGGTATTCAGGGTTGCTCGATTGTGCTCTTGCTGGTGGTTATGTTACTAAGCCTTCCAATGGCTGGTATGCTACGGTTGATCAGAGTACTGGAGAGATGGGACCTAAAGTACGGTACGATGTCACGCTTAGTAAGCCCTTCTGGGATCCAATCTTTAATGACACAGATTTTAAAGAGTTCTTAAAGAAGCAATATAGTATTGGTCACCAGTCTTTGGTTAGTATGGATGAAATTGTAGAGGATGCAGATGGTTAAAATACCTAATATGTTTGAAGAGAATGTTCAGTATGAACTTATTCCTGGAGATAACGATCATTGGTATATCCGTATCAAAGAAGGAGAGTTTATTGAATCTGTTATAAGCTTTGGTAAGATTTCTATTGAAGAAGATTCTCCTGTTCTTAGTTTTGATCTTACACTTCATTCTAGTCCAGATGAAGATTTATCAACTAATAGCTTGCCATTACAGAAGTATGCAGGTAAAATACTAGAGAGTGTAATGATTAATAACCTAAACGAAATGGAAAAGAATGAGCAATAACTTAGAGCAGCTTGTGCTACGACATCTTCTCATAGATGAGCCGTTTATGCGTAAGGTGCTACCCTTTATTAAACCTGAATACTTTGCAGGTGTGACAAGACAGTTGTTTCTTGAGGTAGGTAAGTTTGTTGCTAAATACAACAAGCTACCTACTATAG